GTTCTATGGCATACGAGATATTCTCTACTGGGGTTTTTAATCGTTTCAATGATGCTTCTTTTGCGTGTAGTATCTCTCCGAGCGTCTTTCCTGTTATTTCTCCTTCAAGAATTGGCGGGATACCTGAATCGTCATCTAAACCCGATTTAAGATATTGTAATCCTGCCCACGCTTCCTTTCCAGGTGGCGGAACCTCAAGCCATTTAATATCGCCGTTTTGTATTTGTTTTCCTTTACCAGGCTTTATTTTTATTGTGCCATCTCCGAATAAATCAGTCGTTCCTGTGTAAAAGAACATTTTCAAAATGGAAAGCACAAGTTGGTCCATCGTCATGTTAGACATTTTGTCATACAACTCTTTTTTCCCACGAATCATTTCCCATAGCGATACGCCATACGGACTGTTTGAATCCCTTAAAATCCAAGGCGTGTGCCATAAACTTAATAGTCCGTCATCGTTGGGAAGAGGTGACGCATACAAAACTATCTTTTTCTGCGGAATGTAAATTACATACAAATCCTTTAATCTGTTTTCGTAAAACCCGAATGTGATTATATCTTGTCGGTCTTTTTCTTCTTGTTGTTTTTGTTCTTCGCTTAGGTTCTCGGTATCAACTAATTTTGCCGATGTCCCTATCGCTTCAAATCCGTCATACTTTTCAAACTCTACTTTCGCTGCGTCAAACGAATAATCTATTTCGTAATAAACCTCATTACCCGAATATACATCATACGGTTTAGTCATTTCGTCAATCCATGTGCGGTATGGGTCTAATCTTTGTTTTGCCACATCGTTATACCATACCAATTCTTTTTCTTCGTATTTTGAGTTCTCTGGGTTCTCTGCATCAAATTCGGTCAATATCTTTTTATCGTATTTAATTATACGAGGAAAGCTTCTTCCTACCGCCCAACCATATTTAGCCAAATCAAAACAAAATAGTTTCAATACATGTTTTGAATCAGATACTTTCCAGTTTCGTTTCCATAGTCCATTGGCGAGATTAGATGTCTTTTCAAATCTCTTCGTCAAGGCAGTCATAACTGCTTTCGGGTCACGGTCAATTATAATAGAAATTGCTGTTTGTATCTTAGAAAGTAATGTCGGGTCAGAATTATTTGACCTCCATTCATCTTCATCGGTGGAAACTCTAACCAGCCTTGACCTTTTCCCAGTATTCTGGTCTTGTTCAAATCGTTTGCTTTTCGTTGTAAGCGGAATGTCTGACGGGATATATTCTGCGTCTGCATCGTGCCACTTGTCTTCTATCTTTAATTTCTTGCGGTAGTCCTTTATCTCCTTAATTCTTTTCTCAATAAACAAACCAACCTTCGCCTTCTCTGGGCTTGGTTCGTATTTCACATCGGTTTCTTTTTTTTCTAATTCTTGTGTTTTGTTTTCTGGCATATTATTCTATTCCTATTTTAATAATATCAAAAGACGCTGAAATAGCTTTATCAGCGTCCTCGGACTTTGATTTTTGTTTTATTTCCAAAACGACCTTATAGTTTTTTCCTACTTCCCAGTCTTTTATTTCTTTCAAATCCTTTGAACTTAGATATATGGACGGATAATACTTTTCACTTGATACTTCAACCCCTCCGCCATGTGGCTTTATTTTTTTCATATACCCTGTTGATGTATTTTGTTTGTCCATATTTTTTATCGTTTAATTATCTATACCTTCATTATAGTCGTTCTATTGCGTTTGTAAAGCCTCGGGCAATCTAATAGTTTATTATCTTCAATTTAACGCCACTTGTCAAATAAATACAAATATATTTGTTCTCTAATTGGACATCATAAATATAAACTCCTATTGGCAGTATTTCTTTAATTCCCTCTATTGTGTGGTAGTTCATCTTCGTATTGTTATTCTCGCAATACAATTCTCTATTTTAATATCTTGCGGAACTTCTATTACTACATTATCGCCAGGCAAAACTCTTATTTTGTTTTTATTCATTTTGCCCGATAAATACGCTCTCATTTCCATGCCGTCTTCTAACCTAACCTTAAATTGAAGATTCGGTAATGCCTCGATTACTTCGGCATACTTCTTGATTAGCATTGTTTTCATAAATGGCATAAAATCCGTTTTAATTTTTATATTTAGTTGTGGATTTTATATTGCCATATTATTTTTACGATAACTTAAATTATAATCTTCTTCTTGCTCTTTGATTTGTTTTAATCTTTGCTCCACATAACTCAACGGTCGTGGGGTGTGTCCTTCTCTCAGTGTTTGTAAGAAATATCTTAACTCGTCTGCTGCGTGGTCTTCACTCTTTGTATTTATATCTTCGGGGTGCAGGTCATCGTGCACCAACGAAGGCAATGTTCTAATCAAATTAACGCATGTAGAGAAAATCTTTATTTTTGGTTCTTCGTTATCTCCCCAGCGAAGATATGTATGCACCATGTTCCAACCAACCACTCTTTCTTTTGAAGCAGGAGTTAATCCTGTTACACCACATCGTTCATAAATCTCTGCCATAGTTTCTGGCAACCCAAGTTTAGCAAACGCAGCACTATCAATCACTGTGTAGCGGTATTTCTCGCCCTCAGACAACCGTGTAATCTCTTTTGCGTGCTGGTCAGCGTCCATGCCAGTGCCATAGTGTTCCCGATAGCAGAAAACTCTTGAGTTCCAATCTATCGCATACCAGTGGCAAGATGTTATTCCATCTCGTCCTGATGGGTCAATGCTTCTAAATCTTAACCAACTCTCGGGAATAGCAAATGGCTCAACTACATGTTTATCTCGGCTAAACTCTGAAAAGAATTGTCCTTCAAAAACATCCCAGTCTCCCTCAAGATATGCCTTTCGTAATTTCTCGGGTAGTCGTTTTAATTCGTCAATATACGATTGTGCCAAGTGTGGATTATCTGTTGGCAACGAACGAATGAATACTAACTCTTCTGGTAGTGGGTCTTCTTGCGTCAACTCTTTCGTAATCCATAATTTCTTTACCCACTCGTGTCCTATATCGCCAGGATTTGACGCACCCCATAGTCCTGTATCCTCTATGCCAGTCCATCTAACGATTGAACGCAACTGGTCAAATACTCTCTTTTCGTTTTTAGTTAGTTCGTCCACTGCTGCGATAGCAAACTCTGATGAAGCGTATTTAGATGGGTCGTCGAGATTTCTTAGTGCTATTATACCGCCACCATACTCTGGTCTTAAAACAAAACTCATTCCCTCTATTTGTGTGTTTGATAATGTGCCCAACCAGTTCGGAAACTCTGTCTCCATTTTTGTTATCTGTCTATCTTTTAACGCAGGATAATTCTCACAGAAAAGTGCCACCCTAACATTTCGTTTTCCTTGCTGTCCCCATTTAACAAGTTTTCTAACCAATCCCCACCTAAGAATATAACTTTTACCACCACCCTTTGCTCCGCCATAGAAAGGATACTTATATTTGTCAGTCGCTAATAAGAATTCTTTTTGTTTATCAGTGGGGTTTATCAACTCACTTAATTTTGTTTTTATCTCGTTCATTATAAATCAACAATTAACAACCTAACATCGCCTTTGTGTTCTATCGTTTCTTGTGGTTTGCCGAATACCCTATCTAAAATATCTTTTAGTGCCACTATATTCGGTTCTTTTGAAGTTATTATATGCCAGTCGTCTCCTTGCCCGTCACTGTTTAGCAGTCGTTCTATTTCAAAAGGGTCTTTTACTTGTTCTAATTCTCCTTCCCTAACCAATATATTTCTCTTGCCAACCTTCTTCCTAACCAGCCTGCGTCTTAAAACAACAAATAAGCCCTTCGCTGATTGTAGCTGGCTTGTTAGTATGGGTTTTAGTTCCCTGAGCATTTCCTGTTTATAGGTTTCAAGTGCTGCCTCGACAGCAATTGATTTTTTGTGTCGCTCACCTTTCTTTATTCCCCCACCATATTTCTTATGTCCCTTTGGAGCTCCTCTTGGCATAAACGATTATTGTATTAGTTGTATTAAAAATTAATCACTATCTGTAAACGAAATAGTTATTATTAAAGTAATTGCTATCAGCATAAATGATACTGGCAATAATACTAACCAATTTCTATTATCAAAATGTTTCCAAAAACCAATGAAGAATACCGTTAGCCACGAACCCCACAACATACTGAGTATTACATTACATATTTTTTTCATAGATTGCTGAGATGGGAGTTGAACCCATTGTTTCTTCGTTATGGGCGAAGCGAGATGCCGTTTCTCTACCCAGCGATAATTCTTTAAAATCTGAAACCAAGTTGGCTTAATTTATTATCTTGGTGGTTCGCAATAATGATTAGGGAATGCTTGGGGAGCCATATACTTTGGTCTTTCGTTAAAATCTATACCTATTTTCTCTAATTGTTCTTTGGTGTTGTAGTATAGCGTGAATACTGTGTCTGGATATGATTCTTTTTCAAATCCCACAGTTATTACTTCGCTTCGTTTATACCCGCCAAAACCAGTGCCGATGTCTTGTGAACTGAAGTTATCACAACTACAATTCATTGTCGTATTAGAACAATCTTTCAAACTCATTATAGTTCCCGAAGATGCTGGTGTTGATAATGTTTGGTATGAGTCATTCCCAAAGGTATATGGTTTCGTTTCTGTGTAGGTGAATGTGTTGAAAACTGGTGGGTGGTATTTTTCTTTGAATACTGCCACGCCTATTACTCCCACATTGTCTTTTCTGTCTTTGC